CTTTACTTCCTCGTCCGGTGGCAGCCAAGCGCATGGTGCCGCACCTACGAAGCCTTCCAATGGTCATGGACTTCTCCAAGGTGCACCGGGTTCGACTCCCGGCTTGGCGCTCAGAAAATTTAACCCCTTCGCGTCCTGCGTCGAAACCAGCAAAACAAGGGTTTCGGACGTGTCAGCACCGGCGCAGAAGGACAACCAAATAATCAAGCCCAGTGAAGGGAAACAATCATGGAAATCACACCATCAGACCAGATGAGACTGCTCAACGAGGCCCGTGGACTATTGCCGCAGGACGAGCTCGAACACCGCGCGAGGCAGATACTCGACTCATATACGCCGAACCAGCAGCCCGCGCCACAGACACCGGACTCCCCACGACTCATCATCAGCGACTTCCTGCGCTCGAAAGGATTCGAGCCGATGAAGAAAAGCGCCCTGCATTTCGGCTCCCGTTTGGCCGAGAACTACAAGATGAAGTTCGGCGCCTACCCGCCGAAGCACGGGAAGACCTACATCTACTACGAGATCGACCGGCCTCTCATGGAGGAGACGTGGGCTCAGATTCAGACGGAGGACGCCGACTGATGGCATCTGATTTCAACTCCATCGCCAAAGCAATCCGTTATCTCGGTGATTGCGTCCGTTATCTCGCGGACAAATATGTGGCCGTGAACGATCGCGTGTACTCGGATTGGAACGAGGCCTCGAAGGTCGTGGGAGACGTTGGCCGTGACCATGTGGCCGATTATGCGGAGGCGTCACACAAGCAGGGCAAGTCGCGTACTTGGCGTCACAGTCACCTGATGGAACGCGAGGAACAATTGTCCATGCAGTCGAGGGGTTCTCATGTTGACCCCGAATGATGTCCGGCATAGAAAGTTCCGCACGTATCGTTCCCTGCTTTACGGAGAGGTCTACGACGCGGAGGACGTTGACGATTTTCTCGACTCGGTGGCCGACACCATCAAGGTTTTAGGCAAGGAAGTACTCAAAGCAAGAAAGGAGTGGCAATGACCGTCGAGCAGATGGCCGATGACGATTACTTCGCGTTTGACGCGGTGGACCAGACCGCGTTGAAGAAGTATCTGGTCAGCCCGTTGGCGTATTCGCAGTATCTGACCGGCGAGCATTCGTCCTCCCCCCAGTTCGAGTTCGGGAAGGCGGCTCACAGTCTCATATTGGGCAGTGGCCCCGAGGTGCTGGTGAAACCGAACCTACGCACCAAGGAAGGCAAAGCCAGGTATGCGGAGACATTGAAACTGCATGAGGGCGAGGATATCGTATGGCTTTCCCCCGATGATGTGGAGAAGGTCGAGGCCATGCGGGACATGGTTGGAGATTTCTTCACGAAGCTGGATGGTCAGCCGGAGGTGGCGATGATCGCCGCCGACCCTGATACCGGATTGTTGATTAAGGGCAAGGCGGACTGGTTGCCGTCCACTCCCGACCCGGATGGCGTGCTGCGTATCCGTGATTACAAGACCACGGTGAAGTCGCCGGACGAGTTCGAGCGTTCCTGCTGGCAGTACGGGTATCACATTCAGGCCGCGTTCTACATGCGTCTCTACCGGTTGACGATGCCCGAATATAAGGGGCCGTTGGGTTTCGAGTTCGTCGTGCAGGAGAAGAACCCGCCGTTCGACTGGATGCGCTACGAGATTCAGGAGGATTCGCCCATCATCACCGAACTGGCGGAACCGAAGATAAACCACGCCTTGCAGGGCATCAGATGGTTCCGTGACAACACGGAGGACCCGTTGGAGGCCATGAGGGCCTACGGGTTGCCTAAATACCCGAAGGATGTCGCGTTCCCCGACTGGAAGCTGTTGGAGGAAGAGGAGGAGATTGAATCATGGCGGTAATTAAGAAGGACGCTCAGGGCGGTCGTGGCACGTATGCGACCCTGGCTCAGGTCGTGAACTATGTGGACGAGCAGGGGTTCGACCTGCAATGGCCGACCCAGTTGGTTGACGGACGCCTGTATGTGGATACGGCCGTCAGGAAGAAGGGCACGGACAAGTGGACTGCCAGTAATTGTCTTATCCCGGTCGAGGTGGGTGATTCGCGTGGCATGAGCGTCATGCAGGCCCTCGGTTCCGCATTGACGTATGCGCGACGCTACAGCACTTGCGGCGCGTTCGGACTGGCGACCACGGATGATGACGGTGAGACGAGCGGCTACAAAAAGCGTTCTGTCAAGGGTATGACCGACGAGCAGAAAACACAGATCGACCGGATTCTTGAAGACTGCAAGATTCCGGTGGGTCAGGAGAACGGTTTCATCGGCAATGTCCTGCAAACGCGGGTCGCTTATGGCACGTTGACCGAATATCAGGCGCAACGGTTCATCGACGCTTACCGACAGCACAACGACAAGGTTAAGGAGGCTCCTAGTGAGCAGTGAGATTGGTTTGAACGACGTGAAACCGGGCATGTGGGTTGAGTTTGATGATGCGGACGGGCATTATGCGGGCGAACTGCATGAGATGAAGAACCCGGAAAGCATGGTGGACGTTCTCATCATGAGTATGGGCCATAAGCCGCCACTGTACATCGAGACCGAGGATGAAGGCAATCTCGTGGTTTTCTTGGATTTTGGCGATGGGTACAGTACCGGTTCCGCTCGGAACGTGCATGTGTACGAGTCGAAGCCCGAGACGGAATCCGTCAAGCAGGCTGAAGATGATGACAAGAAACCGTTCTGGAAAGGCAAGACCTGCGGGGAGCTGGAAGGGCTGCGTGTCAAGATAACGTGGAATAACGGCGACACGATGACCAGTACGCTCGACATGGTGGGAAACGTTGCTCATTGCGTCTCTCTTTCTCCCGCCATTCGTTCATCCTCGACTTTCGTCCCTTACTCCGGTATCAAGTCCATCGAACTGGTGGATGATGCTTTCCGTGAGCGTATCACCGATATCACGAAGGTTCGCCCCGGCGACAAAGTGGTGGTGAAGAACGGCAACGAGTACACGGTGAAGAAGACGGATTCTGACCGTACGGGCGGACAGACCCTGTGCCTGAGTATCGGGGAGCTCGGCTTTCCGGACGGGTGGTGGGTGGATGACTACTTTTTCCAATATGCGTACCGCGGACCGTACACGATGGATGACCTTCCGAAGGAGCCGGGCTTCTACAAGGCTCGCACCGAATCGGTGTGGAAGCATGACGGCAAACGTTGGATGCCGGTGCTCTCCCATGATGGCACCATCGCCCCCGCCTTCCCATGCCAGTCCCAATCCCGCAGCCAGTTCTTCAAGACCAGTGTCCGGGATGATCGTTTCCCGTTCACGAAGGTGGAGGCGAGCTTCGAGTGACTTTCACCCCGAGGCCGGGCTGCAAGTGCGCCAGATGCCTGTGGGCTCACGGGGACAAGATCACGCTCCCCCAATGCCCCACATGCGGTGCCGTTGATTGCGCCGGAGCCCAATCACACATGCTGGTCTGCAACAGGCGGGCCATGGAGAAACACAAGACGAACAATTACAGGAGGAATGCGTAATGGCCGGAGAACCAAGCATCGAGTTTACCGGATATGCGGGAGAGATCAAGGATTTTCAGGATTCCAGTATTCTCAACGTCAGCGTCCATCCGGGTTACACGGATAAGAACACGAACCAGTGGGTTGACAAGGAGCCTCAGTTCTATGGTGTGCGTCCCTTGTCGAATCAGGCGAAGGATGCTTTGAATCAGGTTCGCCAGTTGAAGTCCCAGCCGAACATGAGCGTGAAGGTTCTTGTGAACGGCAGCTTGTCCAAAAGAGTGTCGGAAAAGGATGGGAAACGGTATGAGAATTGGGATGTCGCGGCCCGCACCATTGCGGTGTTGAGCGCGAAACCCAAGGCCCAGCAGTCTGGTTTCCAACAGTCGCAGCAGCAGTATCAGCAAGGATTCCAGCAGCCGCAACAGGGATTCCAGCAACCGCAACAGCAGTATCAGCAGCCTACGGACCCGTGGAGCCAACCCCAGGACGAATACGGAAATGGGCAGATCTAACCCGTCCCAACACGTCAAGGATTTGGTGGACGCACGCGACCAATACCGGTGCGTCCGCTGCGGCAAACCATTCCATTGGAGCGGTTTCAGCCGGCATCATCGCAGACTCCGGTCACACAAGTGGCCGGGACTGCATGAGGCGTCGAACCTCATCTTGGCGTGTGGGAGTGGCGATACGGGATGTCATGGGTGGATTCACGCCCATCCGCGTGAGGCCATGAGCTTGGGGTATATCGTGAGCGGTTTCAACGATCACCCCGAACTGGTGCCGATTCTCACCGCCCAACATGGTTGGGTGCTTCTGGACGATAAGGGAGGTTGGACGCGATGCGAACCGCCGAAGCAGTAAGCGTGTTGTTCATCCTGTTCTGCCGTGACCCGCAGTTTCGGCGGACATTGTACAAGCTCGACCCTGTGCTGTTCCGCAGGTTCACTAATGGGGAGGTGTGGCTGTGAACGTTGATGACATGACCGATGAGGAGTTCATCGACTATTGCCGGAATGGTGGCGAACTGTCCGGTCTGATAACTGAACGTTATCCGAAATGCGATTGGTGCGGTTGCACGTATCGGGTCGGCCGGGATGGCATGTGCCGGAACTGTCGTATTAGGGAACGGCGTCGAACCGACCCCGAGTATGCGCAGCATCTGCGTGATCTGGCGAATCGGCGGAACGCTCGCAATCGTGAGAAACGTAATGAGTATGCACGCCGGTACCGGTCGGAGCATTTGGCTCAGGTTCGGGCTTCGGCTCGTAAGTATGCTGCCGCCCATCGGAGTGAGATGGCTGAATACCATCGCCGTTGGATGTTGGAGCATCCCGAGAAAAACGCCCAGTATGAGGCGAAGCGGAAACGTAAACGACAACTGGCCAAGGAGGCTGTCAATGAGTGAGAAACCCTTCTGGGAAGGTAAGACCCTTATGGAGATTCAGAATCTCGATAAGCGAGTCAAGGTGACAATGGAGAACGGAGACGTATTCATAGGGAAGCTCGTGCGGCGTTCCAGAGACGCAGACGGTATGTGTAGTCTTTCGATGCAACTCGACGCGCATCGAACATATTTACACGTGTTCTCGGCTGAATCATTTGATACGCAGCCCGTCATTCCCAGTTACGTCGATACCGTCGAATTGTTGGATGACCCCGAGTGTGAGCGTATCGATGACATTGATGACGTGCGTGAAGGTGATATCTTCGTCGCTAAGGACGGCAACCACTATCCGATTAAGCACATTGGCGACTACGGCCTTGGTGCCACGTTCTGTGTGAGTCTTCCCTACGGCATTAGAGCTTGGCTGGCCGATTCCGCGTTCTCCTATGCGTTGCGTCCGGAGCCGAAGCTGCCCGACCATGACGGACTCTGGCTAGACAAGGGTGATGGCCTGTGGTTAGTTACCGGGACAACAGTGATTGAGATTGCCCCGAAGGACCCGCCAGCAGCCTCAATCTCGTACCCTGCTTCATCGATAGAAGCCTCGGAGCGCCTATCTCTATTTGCCACGTTCCGGCCGGCTAAGGCGGTGGAAGCATGAGCAATCGTATCGTGAAATTGCCCTCGGTTGAATCTTTCGGCCGTCTCACGCCCGACAAGTGGCTGGCCATGAAGAATCTGGAAGAGAGCGCCGAACTGGTCGAAGCCTGCAAACAATACCTGAAAGCCAGCGACCCGACAGACCCGAGCGGCATTGGCCGGGAGTTCGATGATCATGCGAACTGTCTCGCCTGCTTCGGGGTGAACGTGGGCGGCGAGCTTGGCGATGACCGGGGCAGGGCGAAGGCCGGATGGATAGGTTACGTGTGCGACCAGCGTCGCCAGGCCATGCTCGATGAGCTGGCCGACGTGTTGCAGACGGTCGGCAACCTGATTACCGCGTTCGACATCACCGACGAGGAACTGGCTCAGGCTATGGATGATTGCCTTGTTCGCAATCAGGAGAGGGGCCGACTGTGAGCATTATCAGCAGTGAGGCGGACAGCATCTACGAGAGTTCCGCGATGCCCGGTCATCCTGACCTTATGCGTCTGCTCTACGACAGCGACGATCTGCGCGAAGCCTATGAGCAAGGCGCTTCCCGCCAACCCACGGACGAGGAAATTGAAGCCGCCATAGGCGAAGTCCGGAAGTTCATCGCGCTTCCCGGCGGATATTTGGAAAACATCATCAGAATCGCCTTCAACGCGGCGAGGAGAAAGGCAACGGAAGAATGAACGGATGGCTTTTTACTGGAGTGGCACTCTGGCTCCTGCTCAATTTCATAGGAACCGTAGCGGCCATTGCGGGTATCGGCTGTGACGATAACGCAGCTGCGAAGGGGCTATTCGTTTTCGTTCTGCTTGCGGCTATCGCGTCATGGGCCATGTTTATCAGTTTTTGCTTACACATGGGAGGTGCATTGTGAGCATACATAGGAGATGCATTATGAGCATCATTGATGATGAAATCGAAACTCAGCGCAAGGAAGCACCACCGTACCGCTTCATCGACCCGCAAACGATATTCGAGGACGGCTACTGGGATGGGGCCACACGAAATCCTACGGACGAGGAAATCGTAGCCGGGGCGAAAGCGTTCTACGAGGCGTTGAAACCCGACTCTTACCCTCAATGGGATTCTGACTGCGCGTTGAAGGCCGAATACTACGACGCCATGCGACTCGCAGTCAAGGCAATGCAAGGAAAGGCAACGGAAGAATGAGTGATTACAAGCAGCGGATGATCCGCGAACATCGAGAATTGCAAGAACGCATCATCAAGCTGGCGCACATGCTTGAAGGCTACGCGGAGGGCACGTTGGACTTCACGCCCGCGTGTTCTTTCCAGCTCCTTGAAAGCCAATTGTACGCGATGGAGACATACGCGAACATCTTACAGGAGCGTGCGCGTATCGAATAGGTGGATTTGAACGCGCCTCTTGAGGGAGGTGAGTCTGGTGAGGTTCCACAGGATTAGTCCGTGCCCTAGATGCGGGGGCAAGATTAAAGCGAAATGGGAGGCATATCCGCTTCTGTCCGCGCTGATTTTCAAATGCGGGAAATGCACGTACAAGTGTCTTATCGACATGCAGGAAAGACCCAGAATGCCGTGGACGCTCACGAAGGATTCGATACTCGCCGCCGCTATCCGTCGTTGGAATGCGATGGGCAACAGAGACCGGCAATACAAGCTGATTCACGAGAGTCTGGGAGGCAGACGATGAAG